AATACATCAATGGTGGATGGAGAATTTAAACTTGGAAACGCCTTGATTGAATTATTTGAAAATTATGGTAATATTTTTATTGGAAATGACAACAATAAGTTTAATAAAAATATAGTTTTACTTTCACTTCGAGAAATGACAAATTTATCAACAAAAGAAATAAGAGCATATTTAAAAAAATATAAAATTCTTTATTTGAATACTATTAGAAGAATAAATAATAATTAAAATTTATCTATTTATTGAGTATGGATAGAAAGAGAAAAAAAGAAATTGCATTAAATAAAGATTCAGTATTGGGTTTAATGCAAGAAATATACAACGAATTAGTTGAGCAAAGGTCAACAGCTATTAGGATTCAAAATAAAATGTTAGCCCTTCTTAAAGATGCCGAAGATATGACTGTTATTGGTCCCGTTATAAAAGAACAACAAAAAATTATCAACGACACTATTGAAAAAAAGTTGAGTCTTTCTAAACTTCAATCTACAATATGGGAAAAATCTAACAACTCTAAAGAAGAAAATTTTTCATTGTCTGATATGGACGAAACTGTTCTTCAAAATTTAATTCAAAAAGACATTAGTCAAAATAACGACAATAATTTTACACTTGAAAAATAATGGCGAATTTAGACATCAATCAAGGTTATTCACAAGCTAAAAGTAAAATTAGCGCTTACCAAACTGTAAAACAAAGTAAGGAAGACGACAAAAAACAACAAAAAGAAAAAACAAAAGCCAGTACCGATAAGAAAAAAAGCGAAGTTCAAAAATCAATCAATGATTTAAAAAAAGGTGGTCAAGACAAAAAAAATCAAATAAAAAATGAAATAAAAAGTCAGTTAGAACAACTTTTAGAGTTATTTAAATCAACTCTACCAAGTGGTGGTGGGTCATCTTTAAAACTTTTAACTAACGTTTTTTTACAGGCCGCAACAAACACAAAATCAAAAATACAAGAAACGTTAGTAAGTGAAATAGTTTCAACGATTGGGTGTTCTGAAGAACAGTCATATGGTAGTGTTGCTAACCAACCAATTTATATAAAAGTTAATCAAGTGGATTTATTTAAAATATTAAAAAATTCACCTGATGACGAAGATTTCAAATATCAATACGAAAAAAATACTACAAATAATGGTTCATTTCCATATGCAATGAATCAACAACTTTATAAAAGATTGCAAAACCCATCACAATCCTTTTCACAAGATAATACGGGAGGTAATGGTCAAACATATCAAGGGGCGTCACAATCCCAAATTTTTGATATACAATACGTACAAAATTATTTAGGTCCAAACAACTTACAAGTTACTGGTGATTTTTTCAAAGTGACTTTGAATAATCAAGCTAATAATAGAACGTCAGTTACTGATTTTTTACAAGATTATTATACAAGTATAGACATTATGCCTTTTGATAATTTATCAGTAAACTTAAAAAATTTACTTACAGGTTCTTTTGATTTTTCTGCTGGTTTGAGTAGTGATGAATTAAAAGAACAGAGCAAATTCATGACTGTTTTAAAAAGAATTATGGGAATTTGCGAAGACCCAAATAAAAAAATTGATGTCGCAGGAACATCAAAACTTAGTGACATTGATGAAATTGATGATTCTTTTTTTGATGTTACAAACCAAGAATTAATGGTTATTGAACAAAAAGTTAATAATACCGTTGATGGGGTTGTTGAGTTTGAAGATTGTGGAGGAATTAAACTACCAATAGATGTTTTAGCCGATAGAAAATCTCAAGATGAAATTATTAATGAAAACTCAAATAATTCTAAAATAGAAAAATTTGAAAAGTCATTAGAAGATATTGCAAATGACCCAAAATGGAAATCTTTAATTCCGGGTCTTGGTTTAGATTTAAACTTATTAGCATCACTTCAAAGTAATATCATCTTAGGTCTTCCAAGAATGATTTTAAAAACAATATTATCACCTAAAGTTATGTTAGGTTTTTTAATAATGGTTAAAGCGATAAAAAATGAAATATCAGAAAAATTAGACGACTTGTTTGATGATTTAACAAACTTCATGAAAACTTTCAAAAAGTTTATTTTGAATTTTATGAAAAAAATTACAGCTATTTTTGTTGAGGAATTATTCAATATACTAAAAAAACAAATTAAAGTGTTGGTAGAAACAATTTTATTGGAGGTCGTTAAAGAAGCAAAAAATAAACAAATTAGTATGTACGCATCAATAGTATACATTTTATTAGTTATTGGTCAGGCCGTTGTGGATTTTAGAAATTGTAAAAGTGTTATAGACGAAATATTGAAACTTTTAAATTTAGGTCTTTCACAATTAAGCTTAGGACTACCCCAATTTATATTGGCAGGGTCATCACTACTAGGTGGGGTTTCTGATACTAGAGCATTTTCTAATGTAATTGAGAACCTTCAGAAACAAGGTCTACCCACAGGTGGGGCTCCTGATGGCGGACCTAACTTTATGAATATGTCCATGATGTCAATGGTAAAGGGATTGAATCAAGAACAAGCGGAAAATGGGAAAACGGAAATTTTTATTCCGCCATTGACTATGACACCGGCAGGTATTACATTACCATCAAAAGGAGTTGGAAAATCATATTAAAATATCATCCGAAAAAGTTTTGGAAGTTTTATCTGAGTATAAAAAAAGACCCAATAAAGAATTAATTGAGGTTTTGGGATTCTTATATCAAGATTTTGAAAAAACCAAGGATTTAATACTCAAATTAACACATCATTTGGACACCACTGAAAATAGTTATAACAAAATTTTAGAAGAAATAAACAAAAGAACAAATAATATATAATGCCTGAAAACGAACCTTTACAGGATAGTCAAATAATATTTTTTGGTGTCTGTGTTGACAATCAAGACCCATTAATGCTTGGAAGAATACGATGTAAACCTATACAAGAAGATATTCAATCAATGGAAGGTGCAAAGCAAGGGTTTGACGAAAACAGTAAAAATACGTTGAATGGTCCTTGGGGTGAAAAAGACCCTTTTATATTTTTACCTTTTTTACCTTATTTTGTTAATCAAGTTCCAAAAGTAGATGAGACAGTTATGATTATTTACTTTAATAATAAACTAACTAAAGGTAGAAATAGATTTTATTTAGTCGGACCATACTCATCGCCAACCACAATTTTTAAAGAAGACTATAGGTCCTCAAGAACCCATACTGATATGGGTAATTCTAACTCAAGAGCGAGTTTACCAAATATCAAAGACCCATACTCTAAAAATTACCCTAATAATAATAATGCTGGTGTATTTCCTGAACCTGAAGATATATCAATTAGAGGTAGAGGAACTTCTGATATGATAATAAAAAATAATGATTTATTATTAAGAGCAGGAAAACATAAACCATTTAAAACGGGTGAAATACCAGATTATGACGATAATAGAGCCTTTGTTCAATTATCAAAATTTACAAATAAATTAAAATATGGTGAGCCTAAGTCTTATATTAGATTACAAAGAAATGAACAACAAATAAAATATCTTTTAGAGTATGATGTTTACAACCCTGAAAGTGCACCACAAGTTTTTCAAGGAGACGTAACAATTTATCAATTACCTGACAAAGAATCGAAAGCAACAAAAACAAACCAATTTGAATGGGACTCAGAAATAACAGGGACAACATTATCTAAAGTAAGGATTATAAAAATTGATTCACCATTAGGTATTGATGATTTTGCAAAGTTTGTTTCAGACCAAGTTGTTACACTAAAAGATAATCCTAGTATTTTAATATCAAATATACCAACTAATGCGAATGTAGGTTCAAATAATAATTCAACTAACGAAATACAATTCCCTTTTTATTATAGACCTTCAAAAAGAATTAGAAATATTATAAAATCATTACCCGACCAAAACAATATAACTGATTTTACAAATATGAATCAGTTATTATCAAAAGTTTTGATAACTACAACAGATATTAGTCCTGGATATGGGTTGGTGTTAGACAGAAAGGTTAGTCCTGAATTACCATTTTTACCATCAAGAGAAGTTTTCACACCAATTGAAACTGAAGAAATAGATAATACGGTCGGGTTGATTGGGGCGTCTCAGTTATATTTACTTTCACATGATTCAGAAAATTCACAGGGTAAAATTACTTTACCAGGTTCTGTTGGAGGAATAAGTCCTGAACAAGTTTTTGATGAAATAGAACCTAAAACCTCATCGATGGTTAGAGGAGAAGAATTGTTGGAACTTTTAGAATCAATTGTTGGATTTTTAGTTAGTCACGTACACCCGTACCCGTTATTACCACCGTCGGGAGTTTCGTATGATGGTACAAGTATAGATGAATTGACCAAAAAAATGTTAGAAGCATATCAAAAAGTTTTAAACAGTAATATTCGGATTAACTAACTATTTATATATAAAATAGTTTAATGTCAATTTACAGGTCATATTTCGATAAAAGTAATACTCTAATACAAAATAGTTACACCAACACAGGTAGAAACCCTATTGTTGAGTTGTTCTACGGTCGTGTTGATAATTTGAATGCTCCAACAGGATTTAGTAGATATATTTTTGATTTAGATTTAACAGATTTACAGTCAAGAATTTCAGATAAAATTATCACTTCAGGGTGTGGAACAAACTTTACCCACACTTTAAGAATGACAAATACGTCATATTTTGATGAAAATCTTTTAAATTCAACAACATCACAAGGAAGAAGAAGAGCAACATCTTTTGACTTAGTACTATTTAGAATACCAAAAACTTTAGGAAACTCAGGTGTTCCTCAAAATTGGGACAGCGGTGTTGGATATGATTACTACGATTATCAAGTAACAAACTTAAATGATAGGTCATATTCACAAAGACCTTCCAATTGGTTTGAAACAACAACGATAAGTGGTTGGAGTGTTAATGGTATATATGATAATACCAACTCAAAAACTGGTTCATTATCGGGATTAAATTATTCGGCATTAACAATCGTAGCAACACAACATTTTGAATTTGGTAATGAAGATATTGAATTTAACATGACAAATGAAATAAATAAGATTTTAAATGGTACATTAACTGGTGTTACAGGATGGGGAATTGCATTTTATCCTAATGTTGAAAATATTAGTGGTTTAACAGAAAATTATTCAGTAGGGTTTTTCTCCCCTCACACTCAAACTTTTTACGAACCATTTTTAGAAACCAATTATAACGATTTAATTATTGATGATAGAAACAAATTTTATTCAGGTAATAATAATGAATTGTATTTGTATGTCTATGAAAATGGAAACGCAGTTAATTTAGACAATTTACCAACAGTTGATATATTTAATTTAAATGGTGTTGCAGTATCAGGATTCACAGGATTATCCACTTGTCAAGTAACCAAAGGAGTATACAAGTGTTCAATAAACAATTTAACAGCATCAACAACACCTTGTTTATATTATGATGTTTGGAAAGGATTGTCAGTAAGTTCTACGTCAATATCTAACGTGACTTTAGAATTTGCATTATTGGCTAAAAATGGAAACTTCCAAATAGGTTCTGTCACTCAACAACCAAAAATTTATGGTTTTGAATTTAATGGAATTAGACAAAACGAAAAAGTTTTAAATACTGACATAAGAAAAGTCAACGTAATAATAAAACAAGCATATTCCACAAATACACCACTAACAACAGTAGAGGCATATTATAGAATTTATGTAAGAGAGGGTGCAAGTACTGAAGTTCAAGTACAAGATTGGACAAGAGTAAATGAAGTCCCTGACGGTTTTTATTTTATCTTTGACACCACAGATAAAATACCAAATGAATATTTTGTTGATATTAAAGTTGTAAGTGATAGAAATGTTGATACTTATAAAAGAGAATTACAGTTTCAAATTGTAAATAAAAAATAAACGTATATTTATAAAATAAAATGGCAACTACAAGCGCAAATACCGAAGTCACAATATGTGAATATATATGTACAACAGGAGTAACAGGAAGTTCTGTTGTTGTTGTGAAACCACCACACCCTAATTATAGTGATTTTACAGGAGGAACTGTTGTTCAGTTGAATATGGTGACTATTGGCGGATTTAACGGATTAAATTCTTAAAAAAATGAAAAATTTAGATTATATTATTAAAAAAGTAATTAGAGAGACACAAGAAGAAAATTCTTCAAGATATATGTTCTTTTCTAATTTAGAACAAATGAAAAGACAATGTGAAATATTATTAGATATGGACCATTCTATGATAGAAAACATTTTAGAAAATGGTCACGATTGGGCTCAAGACCATATATCAGAAGCAAAAAACAATATGGACCAAGTTTTTGATTTTTTAATGAATGAGACGGAAAGAGATGGTATGGACATGTCTATGAATTTTGACAACGAAGATATAGTGATGTCAGAAGGAAAAACAAAAAAAAATAAACCAACAAATCCCGATTTATGGCAACAATCTTTAGATTGGGCAAGACAAAGATACGAAGTTTGTCCAAGTGCTTATTGTAATGGAGCAGCAGCAAAAAGATACAAATCAAAAGGTGGTAAATGGAGAAAAGGATAAATAGTCCTTTTTTTTTAAATATAATTGTATATCCATGTAGTACTTTGTTGTTATTCTGCGAACATTGGTAGGAACGAAAATGATTTAGACACTTGGGTTCAATTTATAAATCTATTAAAGGGAATTTAATATACGATTAATAATAATATCTAAGGACTCATTTTGGGTCCTTTTCTTTTTTGGTTTGTATGAAGTCATAATAGGTTTTTGACCTTTACCTGTTTGTGTGTCTTTGGACTCCGCCTTTCTTTTTTGTTGACAAGCCGCTCTTTTTTCTGAATCACTCATTTTACCTGCAACTCCAGCAGCTCTACATTTTGGATACGCACCTTTATTTGTATCAGGTCTACCACAAGGGGGGTGTTTACCGTCAACTTTTCTACAAATATTCACCCATGGACCTTTTGGTTGGGATGAGCCTTTTGGTTTTTTCTTTTTACCAAACCACACGGCCAAATCTTCATTAAGTGGAATTTTATCTAATTCTACCCATTCTTTAATAGGTACAATTTTTTTATTTCTACCGGATGTAGGATTGATTGGTCCACCTTCCTTATTACTAGAATGACTATGTGTTTTATTATATTTACTTATTTTTTTTGATTTTTGTTCTAATCTTTTAACTTTATTTTTATTTGACTCCATAGAACCGTCGTAACTATCATATTCTAAATCAGCATTGTAATATTTTGACACTTTTTTAGTAAATGGTCCAAGTTCATTATCGTCCCAATCCATTTCACCTATTGTGAGAGGGCCATTATAATAACCACCATATCTACTTGTACTGGCTTCCAATAATATTTTCTTTACAATTTTTTCAATCATATTAATAAATATTTGTTTAATAAAAAAAGGTCAGATAAATCTGACCTTTTTCTTGTATTAACCTTTAAATTGATTATCTCAATTCATTTAAGTCGAATGAACGAACTCCATCAACTGTGATACGTCCGTAGAAACGGTTATTAACCATTTTCTTAGCGTATCTTGTCATAATACCTTTGATAGGTGTAAAGTTGAATGGGTTGTACATTGTAGGTGTTAATTGTAGAGGTACATATGGTGCGTAAACGTAACCTGTATCTAACAATGACGTTCCTTTGTGTCCTAACAATACTTGGTTTGCTGGGAAGTAAGGGTCACGGTATACTTGGTAACGACCTGCTAATGTACCAACTCTTTCAATACCCATGTTGTATTGGTCTTGCTCAGGAGATGCGTTAGATACGTGGAAGTATTCTAAGTCATCAAAGATTGCAGAAACCTCAGAAGAAACAACAATCCAGTTCGCTCCACCTCTCAAAGTAGATTTGTGGATTTGTGCAGACAATTGGTTGATTGCTGTAATCAAAGTTTGGTTCCAGTCTTTTTGAGTATAAGAAGTTGTGTTAGATAATCTTCTCCATCCATTGTAATCCCAACGTAAGTTCCAAGCCGCACCTTTACGTAAGTCACGAAGAATTTCACGGTCAATCTCTGCTGCCACTTGCTCAGATAATAAAGCTGTTAATTCAGCTTCAGCATCGATGTTATGGAATGCAGAAACGTCTTGTGCTAATTCAGGAGACCATTGTGCTCTTAGTTTTCTTTCTGTAACTGATACAGTAACTGACTCAAGGTCAAAAGAAACCTCACCAATTTGGTCTTCAAATTCTAATTCTTTGTAACGTCTCCAAGCTGCTTTGATTACTGTGGTTGCTCCGGAACCTGACCAAGAAGACGCAGTTAAAGTTGCTCCTGAATATCCATCAATTGTAGCTGCGTTAGAACAAGAAACACATACTGGAACTTGTGCGTCGATTTCTAAATAGATAAATCCTGTTTGAGAACAAACGTTGTCATAGTAACCACCATTACCACCTGTGCTTGATGTGTTGAAAGCCGCTTGTGTTAAAGTTGAAGTAGGACCTACAATTCCTTGACCATACTTTTGAGTAACAACTCTATAAAGTAGTGGTGTGAAAGTAGATGTATTAAGGTTTGAAGCTGCTGTAGAATCGGCAGTATAAAGTACAAGATTAGATAAGAAAGATTCAGTATCAATTTCTTGACCATCAGGACCGATAAGTTTTCCAAGACCAGCATTTGTAAATCCAGATAAAGCAACTAAGATTTTTCTGTATTCTAAGTTAGTATTTGTAGTGTAAGCTGAAGCGATTAATGCTCCGCTAGACCATGCAACTGTAGGTGTACTACCAGTTACAGTTACAAATTGACCTTTTGAGTAATCAAACAAACCTGCTGGATTTAATCCTGGCTCAGCACCTTCATAAAATAAATCATAAAGATTTTTTTGGTAAGTTGAGTTGTAAGAACCTGTTCCTGATGCGTATCCCGCTTGTGTATTACCGGCTGGATTACCTGGCGAACCGATAGGTGCATAATGGTCACCTGAAACAACTCCTAAAGTATCTGTAATAGTACCACCAGAATATCCTTGGATTTTAGGGATAAAGTAGAACAATTTACCGATAGGTAAGTTCATTGCTTGTACCGATACTAAATCATTAGCCAATAATTTAGAGAATACACGTCTAACGATAGGGAAAACTACAGTTTCGAAAGAACCTGAACTATCTGAAGACGCAGCTTCGTTAATTAGGTGAGACGCTTGGTTTTCATATAACTGTGCCATGTTCTCTTTGACGTGTCCTTTAAGACCGTCTAGGAATCCTAATCTATCCCATTTGTTAATTGTATCTTCTTTGATAACTTTAAGGTGTTTTAACCCGATGTTACCAACAAGACCTGATTCTAATAATGCTCCCATTTTTTAATTTTTTTTAGAGTTTATTTTTATTTTATTTTGTTCATTAAATCCTTCATTCTCATAAATTGAGGATTTTCGTAAGCTTTAGATTCAATCAAGTTTGATGATGAACCATTACTTGGAGTTTTAACAACTTTTTGTGCAATAGATTCGTTCATCATAGAGTTTGGTGATTCACCAATTTCTTCTTTGATTGTTCTGTAAAGTGATTTTGATTCTTTCAAAGATTCAACAGTGTCAAATCTTCTTAAGATATTGATTTTTTCTTGTTTTGTTGTTGAGTGTTCTGTAAACAATCTAGTAGCGTAAGCCAAATTAGAATTGAAAATTGCAACTTCATTTAATTTATTTCTAAAAAAGTCTAATGCTTTTCTATACTCTTCATTTTTTTCTCTTAAAGATTCCAATTCACGAGATTCAAACGTTAAATTTCTGTTTGGTGTGATTCCCTTTCTTAAACCTCTACCTTTTTTAGAACCATTTCCATAAGTTCTAGCGGCTTCAGTTGCTTCAACGTCATCATCTTCCTCTTCGTCCATCCATCCGTCTGAAATTTCATCTTCGTCTGTTTCAGTAACACCGTGTTTCAATTTTGAAGGATAAATATTGGTTTTAAGTTTTCCAATTTTACCTTTCGCTTTAAACGCTTCAACAACATTTTCAAGTGATTCTTGGTCGATTTCATAAACTTCTTCATCCATGCCCATACCTTCGTTATAGTCCATTTCATCCATATACATTTCATCCATGTTCATATGACCCATACCTTCGTTATAGTCCATTTCATCCATATACATTTCATCCATGTCCATACCTTCGTTATAGTCCATTTCATCCATATACATTTCATCCATGTTCATGTCTTCGTTATAGTCCATTTCATTCGCCATCGAATCGTCTTCAAAAACCAACTCATATGTTGTATTTTCAGCCATGTTTTCGACAGGTTGTTCTGCAGGCATTTCAGGTTCGTCAACTTCCATACTGATTAGATATTCGGTATTTGCTTTACCGTCTTTCAAGTGAACATAATTACCATCTTTTTGAATGATAAAACCATCTTCATCTCCCATCGCTTTGAAAACTTTCATAACGTCGGACATTGGTGATTTTGTCATATCAAGTGGAGGTAGTTCTTCAGTTGGGCCTTCAGGAGCTCCTTCCATACCATTATCAGTACTTGGTGCTGGTAGTGCTTCCACTTCCTCTTCACCTGATACTTCTACTTCTTCTCCTTCTTCTTCTGAACCTTGTGGTTGTGGTTGTTCACCACCTTGTGCCTGTTCTTTTAAGGATTTTTTAGAACCCATTATAGATTCTCTTACTAATTCGCCGATTTCTTGTTTCATGGTTGAAGCAAGTATTCCTTTTGCATTTTCACTAATCGCCTCTTCGATGGTCTTCATTTGTAATAAAGCCTCCTCTACTAACGATTCTGATTTTCTGTTACTCATTTAAAAAAGCATATAATTTTGCGTTTATTTTTATAATAAATATATCTATATTCCAAAAAGTTTGTTTTTTATATGAAAAACCGTTAAAAAATAAAAAAGGTCCCTTTTGGGGACCTTTATAAAAATGTTAAGAATTTTCTTATTCAATAACCTCGTCAATTTTACTTTCAACGATTGCAGTGATTCTCCAATCCATTGAGTAACTTTCATAAGCTTTAGTTACTTTAGCTTCAACGTCTGTTGGTGAAAAACCTTTAACCAATTTTTCTTCTCTAATTTTTTTGATTTTACCTGTGTTATCATCAACCATATCAGTTGTGATTTTTGCTACAAAATACTTTTCGTCCATAATTTAATTTTTTTACTTTCCTAAATAATCGGACAATCTTTTCATTAAGTCAACAGATTTTTCTAACCCACTATCACTAACTGAAGCATTATCATGTTCCGCCAATTTTTCTTCATATCTTGGTCTATCTTCAGCATTCAAATAAAGATAAGCTCCTGGTGTAGATGGTGACGATACAAGGTCAAAACAAATTAATTCAAAATCCTCCTGTACCTCATTTTGGTCTCCTTTTTTTACTAAAGACCCGACCCCACGAGAAGATACTCCCATAGTGACTCCTTGTCTCATAAGATTCGCAGCAACATCACCCTTAGATGTTACAATTCCTCTTTCGTGAAAACCGGGACTTGTTAATAATTTAATTTTCCCCATCAATATATTTCCTTCCCACCATGTTTCAGTTATAATATGAGAAACCCTATCTAAATCTACTAAAGAAGATTCAGGGTGGTTTAATTCAGAAATTGACATTCCTTTTTTAATAACATCTTGATATTTTTCAGCTTCTCTTTTTAATATTTTTTCAGGATATACTCTACCGTTTCTATTTGGAACTCCCCATTTTTGAAGTGTTGCGTAAAAAACAAACGGTTTAGAATGGTCTAACTGACCATAAGATTCTCTAATCAAATTTTGGTTTCTTGGTTCATTTGGATTTATAATACCAGCATCCCATTCAACTAGAATCCCTTTACCCGTGTCTTTTGGTCCTAAAATTTTCATAATATTTTTATTAATAAATATTATATTTCTTCTATTTGTTCTGATTTAGTTTTACTTAATGTGAAATAAAGTGAATTTTTTAAATCATCCACATATATTGATTGAAAAATATTTTTTATTTTTGACCTTAAAAGAATTGATTTAAAATCATATGATTGGTTGTGAATGAACAATGTAATTTCTAAATTCAAAAAACTTTTTTTATTTTTTTGTAACCCACTTGTTCTTAAATCTAAGTCAACTATACACTTTTTTTCAAAAATTTTGTGGTCAACAACTTCTAATAGTGTGTGTAGAATTTGTCTTTTTATGCTACCTGTAATTGATGTCCAATTACTGTAATCATCTTTTGGTTCGACCCATGTTTGTAAAATTAAATAAATTGATTTGAAATTTTTGGAATCGACTGTTCCGTACTGACATTTTGCATCATCAAAAATGTTTAATTTTGATGTTTTTCCTTTCTTCATTTTTTATATGTAAGAGGTTTATTTTTTTTAATTATAACAATTATAAAAGAATTTGTCAAAACATAAAAAAATTAGTATATTTATATTAAAAAAAGAAAAAAAATATGATTATTATTGAAGTTAAAAAAAATAATATTGAGCAATCCTTGAAACAATATAAACTCAAGGTATACAAAACAAAACAACTTGAACATTTAAGAGACGGAAAAGAGTTTGAAAAAAAGTCTGTTAAGTTAAGAAAGAAAAGAATAAAGGCGGTTTATATACAAAAAATTAAAAATCAGTTTTCTTCTTGATTTTTATTCTCCTTTTTTTTATTTGTAAAGAAATCTACGGATGTCAATCCTAAAGTTCCAAACGCTAATAATCCAATTGTTTCTATTAAAATTTCAGGAGCCTCATATCTTCCACAAGTAAATAAAGAAACAAATAAAGATATTATTAAAGAAAAAGTACATAATAAACCAATGAATCTTTTAGAGGATATGCCACCGTTTGCCCCCTCCATCATGTTTTTAAAAAATTTCATTATAGACCTTCTTGGAGTTGTCTTAACTTATAGTAATTGTAAAAATCAACAGGTGAGTTTTGTATTTTGGTTACAGTTTTTTCAATTGTATTTTTTAAATCACTTTCAGTAGACTCGTTTATTTTTACTTTTAAGTTTTCAATAATACATTCCTTTAAGTTTTCCATTCTATTTTCTAACTCAGTTTTAGATAAAGAAACTATTTCTTTAATATCATTTTTTTCACTTTCTGACAAATTAGTAATTTCATCATTAAGTTTTGAGTTTGCAACTTTCAACATAGTCTCTAAAGGTAAGTTGATAGATTCTTTGATGGTTACTTCTTTTTTAGGTGTGGATAAAGTTTTAGATATTTGTTTTTTTGATTCTAAAATATTTTCAAGATTTTTAATAGAATTGTTATAAATCACACTATCAATTGTTTCGTAAATATTTTTTACATCTCCATGTAAATCTATACTATTAATCCATGAATTAATTCTACTTAATTCTTTATTATTATTTTCAACCAAAATTTGTGAGTACTCTACAGACTCATTAATATAGTCATTAACTAAGTCTACTGATATACCTTTATTTTCTGTTAAATCATTATAGATATAATAAAGCTCCGCAATGTCTTTATTTTCCAAAACAATCTTTTTGAATTGATTGCTGAAAAATTTAAACTCATCCTTACCATATAAGTTAATGAAAGTTTCGTCTATTTTAGTTTTTATTTCACCAAAAGTTGCCATATCTATTTTTTTAGATAAATACTTACTTGTTTAATAATTTATTTATTTTGTCATCAATTTCATTGATAGATAATCTACCTTTTGATAAATCTAATGTATTATCTCTATCAAAAAGCGTGTTTTCCAAAATTAAATTTAAATCATTTCTATTAAAATTTTCAGGAGTTACTCCCCCACCTTCTGCGGGTGGTGGTGGTGGTGCTCCACCTCCAGCTTCAGGAGGTGCTCCTCCTTCTTCAGGTGGCATTCCTCCACCTTCAGGTGCTGCTCCACCTTCAGCAGGTGCCCCACCTGCAGCCGCTTCATCTTTTTTACCATAAAGTGAATCAAGAGTATCGAATAAACCTGTTTTAGTTATAACTTCTGCTGTTTTACCAAGTTCTGCAGATACAGCTCTTTCAATTCTTTGTTGTTGTAAATCAAGTCTAATTTCATCATCAGAAAATCCAAGAATATGTTTTTTGGCCCATGATGCTGATACGGGGGCAACACTATCTTGAATTGGTGCAACCGCATCTTTAAATAATGTTATTTTTTCTTTCCATAATTCTATACCTAATAAATCAGATTGTTTTGACGGGTTGGTTAATCCAAGTGTAAAATTGGTTAATTCATCTTCGAACCCTAATAGAAACAAATGAATGATTGCGATTTTATTTAATTCTGCAATCATAGATTTTTGAATCCTATTAATTGTTCTAGCAAATCTAATATCTAATAGTGATAAATTTTTACCATCACCGACTGCCTCTTCAAATCCTAAATACGCTTTAGGGATTCTTAATGCTGTAACAAGTTTCTTTTGGATATATTCAATATCAGCAATTTCCGCTAAGTTTTTAGCCCCATCTAATGTTTCAATAGGATTAGTTGCTGCTGGGTCTCTAACAGGGATAAAATAATCTTGGTCTACTGCCATTTGATTAAATCTCATGTCAACATTTCCTGTTTTTTGGTCTACAATTTGGTCTCTTTTGAATTTATTAGCAACTCTTTGTACGTAAGCATCAACATCTTTGTCATCCATATTACCAACAAATACTTTAAAAACCCGTCTTTCAGGTGCTCTTGACACTCGGTAAATTAACATCGCATCTTCAGATAAAAGTAATTGTTTCCAAATACGACGAGCTTTTTCTAACATTGATGTACCATATGGTAATTTTCTATCATCACCTAATATTCTAAAGTGACCAATTTCCCATGTGTTAAATTCCATGTTTTTTTCTTTCCATGTGAATTTAAGAGCATCATTTTCAATTTCTGCTGAATATTTTTCAGGTTGGAATTTCATTCCTTTTTCTAATCTTTCTATTTGGATATTAGGTAATTGTTGACAACCTACAACTCCTCTTTCGGGGTCTAATTTTAAATAAACAAAATTATCACCAAACTTACAAGTGTTTCTAATCCACATTGGTAAGTTTGTATTAATATCCAATTTGTTATTAAACAAATCGGTTAAAACTGATTTAATTCTTTTTGATTCAGAATAAATTTGTAAAATGTGCCCGTCTTTATCAGGTGTTGTCGACTCTTCTGCATAAATGTCTAATGCTGCTGAAATTTCGGGAGTGTATTCCATGGATTCATAATCATAATATGATGCCATTCTTGTTGGTTCATAATAAACCGCCTGTTGATAAAGATTACTTTCCACTTTTTGCCATTGCTGACCAATATACATGGTCTGTTGAGCTTGAAGTTTTTCTTTTTCAAATTCTTGTTTGTTTGGTGTTTTTAATAATTCTTTTTTATCGAATTTAAAAACGGGTGATTGTTGGTCAATTGTTGAATTAGGTCCAAAAACTCTACCTAATCTTTGCCAAACTGTATATTTTTCTTCTGCCATTTTATTTTTTAAAATAGTTCATTTTATAATATTCTAAACTCTTCTTCCTCCAAATAACCAAGAATAATTTTCATAGTCACTTTTAGTTGGTCCAGTATATGGTCTATTATTATACATATCATTTTGAACCGGAATTGAAGGATTAAAATTTTGTGACGAATCTTTGAACATAGTTTTGTCTGTTGTCCAAGATTCTATCATTGCTTTTGCTTGTTCTGTTGCTTTTTCCAATTTAGAAAAAGATGACTCCCCTACATAAATAGCCATTGCCATCGCCATAATTAAATCGTCGTGTTGACCTTTTTGGTGGTCAGGTCTTCCGTTTACATAAACAAAAGTATTAAGTTCATTAAAAAGTCTTTGGGACTTAACTGCGAACCCAAACCTTAAAGATTCTTCAAACGCTTGGACAATTAAAACTCGTTTTGAGTTAAAATTTATTCCTGGTATTTTATCTTCTTGTTTTGGGTCCCATTTCCATTTGTCCGCAGGATTTACACCATCAACATACAAATTTTTATATCCAAGTTCTTGAAGTTTTCTAGAAGTTGCAACACCCATACCACCCGTAATATCAGTTACAATAAATGCGTTATACATTATCGCCCACTTATATGCTATTTCCGCTACAATATCAGGTGGAACTTTTGCAATATATTCTAAAACTTGCTCTCTTTCATCAAAATCTATTATAATAAAAGTTGTAAAATCTTCACTGTCCCCTCTAGAAACGTCCATTCCCATAATATATCTATGACCAACAATCGGTTCTTTCCATTGCCAAAGAACACCACCCATAAATTTGTTTTCAGGTTCTCTAATATGGTTTTCTTTTATTTTTTTCATAGTTTCAGGAGGAATAACATTATCCCCTGAACCTAAAAAGTTACACTCTAACTCTTGTGATATTTTACGTTTATCAAATTTTAATTTTTTTGACATCGCTTCAAACCACGATGAATATGCCTTGTACCCATCTTCAATTTTTTGTTTAATATCCTCAAAATCTCTGTCTGATACTTTTATATTTGAATAATCGATAGTTATTTCATCATCCTTATAGTCCGCTCTATTTAACATGTAATGTATTATATCATCAACCTTTATTAGTTTTAAGTCTTTGGAATATCTAGGGTCTCTAAACCAAAACATCTCAGTAATTTTGAAGTCATTCATTCCTTTTATCGCCTGAGCATAAATTGAGTAGTAAATTGGGTCAAACCCGTTGGGTGTTGAAATAACAATTACTTTACCCCCTGTTGAAAGGGATGCCATACACGCTGACCAAAAATCTTCATCAGCATCAATGTATGCCGCCTCATCAAAAATAAGAATAGTTGGTGTATACCCACGAAGAGCATCTTTTGAGGTTGCAACCGCCTTAACTTCACAACCATTTGTTAATTTAAAATGTCTTGCTGCATTTTTTTCAGAAGAAAATCCAACACCCAACCAGTTAGGCCATTGCTCAACAAATGAACGAACTTTGTTTGCCATTTCAACAGCAGTATCAAGTTTGTTTGCAATAATTAGAATTTTTTCAGGTTTTGATTTTTTTGCAAAAACTAATCTTTTTGATGCCCATGCAGATGTTACTGTTGATACACCCGCTTGTCGATATTTGAGTGCTATATTTTCTTCAACAGTATCGTAGTCTTTTACCAAAGTGACTTGGTCATTAAATAGTTCTAGCGGTACGTATTTTGATTGTGTGTTGTCGTAAGTTTGCAAATATGTTTTTAGAGCGTATGGTGTATCATTTACACATTTAGCATATTCTAATAATATTTGTTCTTTTGAAAGTGACATTCATTTTTAAATTCTACTTCTAAAATTTCTTAAAAGTTCTCCTTTTGTAAAGTGAGTTGGTATATGTTTTTGTACTATTGATAAAATACTTTCTTCTAACTTTTTTACCTCATCTTCTTCAACTCTTTTTGGTAAACCTTTGTGTTTTGTGGATGCAAAATCTTCTAAATCTTTTTTAGACATTTCTTTTGCCATGTTTTGAACTTTTTTAGAAACTTTGGATTTTGGAGTATCTCCTTTTTTAACAGAAAGAGCCAATCCCATAATTTTTTGTTGTTGTCTAGAAACCGATTTTTCTTCAAGTTCTCCTTCGTTCGACATTCCGTCATATTCATCACCAAATCCATCATCTGAGCCAGGACCAGAATAATTATCGCCTGTTTCATATGGGTTGTTTCCGGCCATTCTATTTAATGCGAAGTCATCTTCTTCAAGTTCTTCTTCATAAGTAACAAATGATTTACCAGCAGATTTAGCCTTAGCCTCTTCAGGGGAACCTTTTTTAACATTAAGCGTCCCTTCTTGCTCCATAATTCTACGGTATAAAGAAGATAGTTGTTTTTCTGAAAGATTTTCTAATGTTTTAATAGAAAACCCTTCATGAAGTAATTTTTGAAGTTTATAATTCATGTGTTTCATTTAGCATCAAATTTTTTTCCCAATTTAATACGACATCTCTTTCGTATAATTTACTTTCAACATTTTCAATACTTTCTCCGTATTGAAAAACTAATCGTTTCTTTTTATATACAATTATTTCATCCGAATCCGACTTTTCCCATCCTAATGAAATAACACCATCAACGGCATCATAAACACAAAAAAAGTCTGAATTTTGAACTAATTCTAATTCTATATCTGAGTTTTTTAAAATACCAACTTTTTTAATAAATTCAATTTTTGGTGGTTGTGGTCGTCCAGATGCTGGCTCAATATCCCAATCTTCACCATATGCGTCATCAATATCTGAAAAAATAAATTCATAGATATTGTCTCCTCTAAAGTTTGGACCTAACTCATTTATATAAATCAAATTCATATAATGTTTCCTCTTGTGTCTATTTTAATTTGTTTACCTTTTTTATTAAAAATTAAATTATCTAAATTTGTTTTACCTACAAATTGTGCCCCTTCAGATAAAAGTCTATTTGCTCTTTCCAACTGACGACTAGTTTCTGATAAATTTTGCAACTCTTGTTTTACTTTTATCTGTGTTAATTTATTTTTAATATAATCTTTTTGTTTTTTTTCTTCTAAAATTGGAGCTTCTTCTTTTGTTACTACAAAATATTTTTTCAAAACATTTTCAACTCTTGATTCTCCAAAAACATTTTCTGTTGGTTCTTGTGGTGTTGGTTCTTCACCACCCATAGGAGCTCCACCCATTGGTTCTCCTCCAAACTCATCACCACCAAAATTGACATCTTCTTCACCACTAAAATCTAAACTTTCAGGACCTTCATCGCCGTACATATCAATTTCTTCAAATTTAGATAAAATGTCTTCTTTATCATCCTCGTCCAACTTTTCTAAATCTAAAGCCGATAAAACCATGTTTATAACATATTTAATATCCTGTGAATCCAATCCGTCTTCATCTTGATTGTTATATGCTCTTAATTTTTGTGATAATTTACCTGTAAGTCTTTGGATAGTTTTGAAACCACCGCCTTCTTCAGACTCTCCTCCCATTGGTTCTCCGCCCATTGGTTCTCCTCCCATTGGTTCTCCACCCATAGGCTCGCCACCCATTGGTTCTCCACCCATCGGTTCTCCACCCATAGG